CCCTCATACTTAGGCCACATTTTCATAAATCTTCTGGCATAGAATGGGCGTATATTGTTATTAATCTTAAACTCAACAATGCCATCACCACCGACATTGCTTAAATCCCATCTTATCCTCTCCATAACTGTGTAAACAGAATAATTCTTGTACCCTTTGTTGATGCGGTCAAATGTAAATTCTAGAAACTTATCCCAAACCTCTGGGTGATCTTGATGAAATTGATTTGCTTGCTCTTGTAATTCGTCTAGTCTTGTTTTCATGTGAACCTCCTACAGTTCTATTAAATCATCGTTTAAATTGTGTTGAAATTATTAATCTTCCCACCCAGATAGCTTTAGATGAATGTCGTGCATTGATGCAAAATCTATATCACAATATTTGCCACTGACTTGTACGCTAACACCTTCATCTTCAAAGCATTCACAATCAGTGCTAAACAACATAAACCCATCATCACCATCAGTATAAATACAACCTAAATAACCGTCTTCAGATATAAAAGTTTTATAATCCGCGTTAAATGTTTGCGTCCAACTCATAAACTTTTGCTCGGTCATTCCAATTAAATTGCATACATCTTTATGTTTAATACTCATTTTCATCTCCTATGGCTCGGTCAAGCCTCGCCCGTTTTATTGATAAATTGTTTCTTATTATTTACCTTGTTTATTTTATGTAACTTTTTAAAAGACGTTTTAACCCTTTTACTTCAAAAAGTAAATTTACGATCTAAGGGCTATGCGACTCAGCGGTTACTTCGTATTCGTATCGGATATCCAACCTATCTACAATCTAAAACCGATTAAATTGTAGGGCTATGTCTGGAGGGTCAACCACGCTCTGACGTTTTATCTAAGGAGTTCGTCAGCCTCTAGCCCGAATACTGTCTTAATTAAAAATCATTTTTACAAAAAGGTAAACCTAAACCTTATACCCAAAAGTTATAAAAGACTCTAGGCTTATATCCAAAGCATCACATACACGCTGAATAGTATGCAGTTTCATATTAGATTGGGTGCGCCACCGTAATACTTGTTGAGGGGAAGTCTTTGCTATTTTAGCAAACTCTACGCTAGTGATTCCTTTAAGTTCTTGGGCGGCTACTACGCATTTGCCTACGTGTATTAATTTCATTAGTTTAAATCCTATGTTATATTTGTTTGGTCGGTTTCCCCGATCGACAACCTCCTATGGTTTGCCCCCCGAAAGGGGGGCTTTTTAGATCAAAATGGAATAGCGTTGTCAAAGTCTTCATCCGCAGTTGTATTGTTTTGCGTTACGCTTGCGGTTTCTTCAGTTGCTTGTTGCTTTGGAAGCTGAACATCTTTGACAATACAGCAAACTTTTTTGTTTTTGACTCCTTCTTTTTCCCACTCATCAACAGACAATTCACCTGTCACAGTGAGTTGCATTCCTTTTTTAACATAAGGGGCTAACTTTTCTGCGCGATCATTAAACATTTTGCAAGTAACCCAAGACGTTTTTTTATTCTCACCCCACCCTTGGTTTACAGCCACATTAAACTGCCCTATCGCCTTTCCATTTGCTGTGTGCCTTACCTCCATATCGCTACCTACATTCCCACAAAATACCATTACATTAATACTCATTTTAACTTCTCCACTTGGTTTAAAATTTGACTTACAGCCGCATTAACTTCAGCGGCTAACTTTGCGATGTATTCGTCATCGCGTTTAACGCGCACAAGAACGTGCCGCATTTTTGGNTGNTAGGCAAAAAAGTCCCACCAATCACGCTGAGTAATCCACATACAACCTTGGATTTGTTGCCAGTATTTCTTAACACCGACNTGCTCGTCTGCCAGATAGCTAACCATNGTTTTAGGCGCAGGACATTTAATNTCTAAACCGCCATCACCATTAATTAANCCATCAGGTGAACAGCCAAACTCAAAGCTAGGGTCTAAAATAAAGCCAGTTTCTATAACCTCGTTATCGGTTATAAACTCATACGCACCTCTAGCCTCTGGCTCTAACTTAGTCCCACGCTCCATCCACTCAGTAACATGAAAGGGGGTGGATTCACCTGTAAGACGCTCTGCAATTAGTTCGTGAATATATCCACTAGCAGAAGTTGACGGCTTACCAGTTGCAGTAATCAGCTTAGAAAAGCCACTGGCAGATGGCCTACCCAATCGAGCGGCAAGCCATTCCTCAGTCCCTTGTTCGTGGTCTAGAATAATCACTTCTTAGCCTCTAACGCGGCAATCACCCTGTCGTAATTACTGGCTAAAACTTGATCAATATTTTCTACCTTAAGCCACTTTAAAAACTTAGCCTCATTTGATTTTGTTTCATCAAGTAATTTCTTGATAGCAATTATTTGATCTTCACTAACCGTTGCTTTAGCTACTGCCTCTGGTAAATCTTCACCTGCATATATGTAGTGGCCTAAGCCAAACATTGCAAAGCACTTTGTCAAACAGCGCATCTTAGATGAATTAATTGCAAACTTATCAGGGTTAGATATTGCTTTGTTTCTATGATCCATAACTGGCAACCACATATTCCTAACCATAGATTGATCTTTTTCAGTTAATAAAACACTGCACCTAATTTCTACTGTCCCAGTTTCACTGCATTTATCTTCTTCAAAGGTGTAATGTATGTCAGGATAATGTTCCATCATAATGCCGTAAGCCCAAGCCCATGACAGATAAGTAAGCTTGCCTTTTTTCTCAATATGATCTGATACATCAATAGCAGATAAAGTCTGCCAGACTTCTTTAGATAAATTCATGTTGACCTCCTACAGTCTCTTGTTTCTGGTATCGCTCACCATATCCTAGTTCGTAAGCCTCTGATTGACCCTCTAAGGCAGGGTAGCCAAGAATGCAGTCATACTCACCGCGCTCATAGTCGTTTAACTCGTTGATATTCATATTGCCTCCTACAGCAAAGCCCCCGAAGGGGCGGTTAATTTAAAGTCTTAGATATTTAATATATCCCGTAATGCGTGTTTCCAGTTGTAAACCTCTTTGCCTCGACCAACTAAAGCAAACCATGCATCACCATCAAGATTGCCCATAAAACCAGATTTGATTTCTTCTGGCGTGTATATCTCCAATATTTCCTCCAACGGATAAACATCCATACTTTTTTTCTCGGGCCATTCAATCCTGATAGAAAAATACTTAATCAAATCAGAAGTAATGGGAGCGCAAGAGTCTCTATATCCGTCTAAAAAACCTAGAACTTTAACTTTATTATCTAAATTACTCATAATTTATTACCTTGTTTTATTGATTGAGGTTACATCTTAGTCTATCTAATCTTAAATGTAAACCTTTTTGTTAATTAATTAGGCAAAAAAAACCCCACACTAGGCAGGGCTTATGTTTTATATGGTACTAGTAAGACCAAATAGCAGGGGGGAAACCCTCTTCCTCTGTGCAAACATCCAGATGGATAAACCTACCGCCACCTTTCTGCTGTACGCCTATTCTTTTTATACCATGCTTTTGTGCCACTCTAATGATTTCTAAGGCGTTTTCTCCGTTAGCTAATATATCTACCGCCTTTCCGTATGTATGCGCTCCTAGACGCTCCTTACGCGCTTCTATGGGGTGCTGTGGTGATCTGTAAGCACTAGACAGGGGAAAGCTAAAACCACACTCATGGCGTATCTCATTTAACAAAGCTAAGAAGTCAGGATCAAACCCTTCTTCTCCTGTTGCTTTGCACTTGAGTTCTTTAGGTTTGAAGTAATTCTTTTCTTCTTTCTTTTCTTCTTTCTTTTCTTTTTTCTTTGTAGTCATTTTCCGACTCCTTTTATGCGTTCTGCTGATCTCATCGTACCAAGTCCGAGCATTCCCATTAGAACTGGCATCATTACAGACGTATCAGCTTGGGGTATGTCTATTCCGAACCCTGCCGCCAGTGGCGAGACTAGGAAGTTAACCGCGAATCCAAGGACGCAGACCCATCCTGTTGCAGGTCGCCAAGAACTTTGGAACCAGTTGCCTTGGGCTTCGGCTTTGTTGAGTTCAATCTGAGCGATTGCGAGTTCCTGCGCGTGGCGTTCAGAAAGCGTTGAGAGTTCATAAGCAATCTTCTGCTTCTCGGTGGCATCAGGTATCCATTTATCAAGTAATCCAGTGACAGGGGCAATCAGTGCTTCTAACATTACGACAATCTTTCAATCAGGAACAAACCAATGATCAGAGGATACATTCCCCACACCATCATTTCTGCTTTTTTAAATCTAATAGAACCTTCATCGAGGCGTTTCTCTATAGCTTTGAACTTATCTTCGATGGCTTCCATCCTTACAGCGCATTCACGTTCATGGGCTTCGAGTTTTAATAACGCCTCTTTGACAGTAGCCATTAGTTTTCCTCGTCTACCGCTTCATCAACTTCTAGCTGTTGTGTAAGCATATTCATAAACGCTTGGCGGCCTACACTAAGTTGGTCAAGGTTAAATTGAGTGCTTGATATTTTGCGGTCAAGATCAGCAACATGATTGACCATCGCTTGTTGTTCTGGTGTCATGTCTTCGAGGGTGTATTCTACATCGTTGATCGTAATGGGGGTGGTTTTTTTCTCGCCCATGTGAATCTCCTTTTAGTTAGTGAAATTACATTCTACTTGCTTTGTCTTAATCTATCCATAGCAGTGAACTAAAACCAATACTAAAAAATAAAATTGTAAAGATTAAAGCCTTCCATTCGTCCTTGTCCTTCCAATCAAAATTACTCATTCAAAAATTACCGTCTCTTCTGGGTCTACCCACTTCGTTACACAGTAGGAAGTAATAGGCAAATATTCGTTAAATCTTATTTGCTTTGCTATCAACTCACTAAAATAAATGCATCTGTTTAGATCACGAAAGAAAGCATATTCTTCAGCAGACTCCACGTAGTTATTACTAATCGTCTGAATCATCAGAACAAATACAAGGGTCTTCACTTTATAACTCGTGTCGAGTTGTCTACCCAAGTCACCTTACAAACGCAGTCAACAGTTTCATACTTTCGTTGTGGTCTAGCTAACTCCTGACACATATAGACACAGGCGTGTTTGTTAACGTAATATCTAGTCTTGCTCTCATCAACCTCACCATTGATAAAGAAGATCAAAGCAAAGACCATTCTCATTACTTTTTCTGTTCTAGCATGATAGTTATAAGCTGTGCTAACTTCTCATCGCTCGCTTTAGCTGTCTCTTGCTGATCTGCCAATCCTTTTGCTATCTGTTGGATAGCCTGAGAATTTAAAGCTACTGCCTTACCGTTAGCGTTGGATTCTTTTATAACCTCAACCACAGCCTTTTCAACTCTTTCAACTTCTGATTTTGTAGCCTCTGCCTGAGCCATACTAGAGCCATAGGCAATCGCAACACCTAGACCAGAGATTACAAACGGCAATGCCCATGTGGGGATGGATACAGTATTCTCACTCATTGTTTAGCCTTATTCCCTAGAAACGCAAATTGCTCAAGGATTCTGTAAGCCTTAGCAACTAACGCATCGTCTTTAGGTGTGTCAGTGTAATCACAAACAACACTAGCAATAGTTACCAGTGAGGTTGCAAGTACATACGCGTCTAATAAGTAACCCATTACCAAGGCACTCCGTGACCATCTACAGGATTCTTTTGCAGTTCAATGTTAGCCGATACTGAATCAAGAATTGATTGAACTTGCTCTTCACCCATCTCTGATTGACACCAAGCTATACACTCAGCTTCAGTTACATCAGCATAAGGCGTGTAGTTGTCTGGATCAGGATCACCAAGATTCTGCGTACCATAAGAAGATGCGTGATAAGTTACAGCATCATCGCCAGAACCTA